GCTATTCAGCCGGTCATTGTGCAAAGCGGCTTCCTTCCTGCAACGAAAGTACATGGTCTCAGCCCCGTTCTTACCGGCAGTATCCATTTCGCTCACCTCCTGCTTTTGGTAAAATCAGAGCATCAGGTACAGGGCGCCTCCACGCCAGGAGAGTTTCCGGGCGGTAATTTATCCGCCGGTAAATTGCTTTTCGGTAACTGTCCGTCAAAAAAAATAGTGTTTACCTGGTCCTGGTCCATTTCCAGCACCTTGGCAACCGCCTTGATCTGCTCAGGAGAGAATCCAGACTCCCCCCGCTCCTTTTTGGAGTAGGCCACCG